GACACGTCTTGCTCGGTGTGTTGTGATTGATCGTTGGCACATGCGGGCATGCTTAACAAGCTCCACGAAGCGCAAAGCGATTGTGGAAGGATTAACTAAACCACAATACAACCGCGTAGAACGGTTAACCATTAGCGAAGCAGACAAGCTCCACGAAGCTCCATCAGTCTACCAAGCGACTCTATGGGTAACCATAAAGCGCCACTGGGAAGGCGGTTAATTCCAAGAGCTCCTTGCATTTGCAGGGGGCTCTATGGAGTAAACCTCCAACTAAACTAAACTAAAAAGAACAAATGAAAGAAAAAGAACTACTAATGGTTGCAGCAGACGCGATCCAATCGTGGCCAAAGCGCCGACAGAAAGCCCTTGAAGCTTATCACTCTGTCGATGAATTCGAGTGCCGTGATACTTGGGCCCTTCCAGACAATGGAGGGTGACCAGCCCTTGAAATGTTTCGTGCTGGATGCACGGACGAAGAAAGAGAACAAGTAGACAAGTGTCTGCGTTTGTATTGGGAAACAGAAGTAACCTCTAACGATGTTCGCACAGTTTTGGAATGTATGCCGTTGCTTTTCAATCTGCAAATTCAGCAGAACTTCCGCAAGCTTGAGGAGATCATTCCAGACTATGCGGGGCACATAGACAACCAATGGTATGCAAGCAGATACGCTAACCGACTTCGCAGGATTGCGGAAGGTGGCGGTCTAAAGGAGATCCAGAAAGAGTCACCAGAACAATGGTTTGCTCGCAAGATCTATGATAAAGAGGGGAACAACTAACAACAACGAACAAAAAGAACAATGGACAAAAGAAAAAAGCATAACGATGAAATTGAACATGACAAAAAGAACCTTGCACGGCTCGAGAAGCTCGAAGGGCAAAACGCCCTCAAGTTGATTGCGGATTTCGCAGAGCAGATGAGCTGGGAGCCAGACATTACGCAAGTTCCTTGTGGGATTGTTCTTAAGCTCATGGAGGGCATTCCGTGCCAGCTTAAAGATGCTCGAAAGCGCATAAAACAACCTTACGCGGCCATACATTGGGAGGAAGACGCTACGCCTTTTTCTCATTACGCAAGAGAAGAAAAGGAAGAAGAAGAATAGCTGACCACAACAACCAAAACAAGCGCTTAGGGTTTTCTCTAAGCGCTTTTTTGTGCCCTCTTTGTTTGCTCTGATCGACTAGATTTCTTAGCCAGCCTGGATGATAGTAGAGTTTGCCCCGGCGATTACGACTTAGAGCCAAACACAATGAGTGCCAGAAGCACTATGTAATAAAACACTAAGCAAATGGTTGTAGTTGTAGTAAAGAAGTCTTTATTTTTCATAGTGTCTTTAAGTGTCTTATAGATTCCTTAAGATATAGTTGTCTTTTGTTTTAACCACTAAGGACCATTGCTTAGTGATTGCTTAGCGATCTCTTAGAGATACTCTAAGAGCGTGCCCCGGGGGTGCGTCAAGAATAAAATTGACAATATGTGTGTTTTTACCTAAAAAGTAGGCGTAATGAGCATAAACTTAATAAAGAACAAAGAAGCTGAAGAAATAAGACGACGTTTAGTCGAGGATGAGTGTGCCATGCTTGGCAAGCGCATCAAGCGACTAAAAGACCGCCAAGAATTCATGAAGAAAGCCCTAGAATTGTATGCAGAGCGAGCAGGAAAAGGATGCCATTAAAGAACTTACTCAGTCGGACCTCAACCAAGATATGGTTGACCTCGGCGTTGGTCGGTATCGCGCTCGTATCGAGTCTGCTAAGAAGCGGGAAGCGGAAAGCGAGACGAAATACGGGCAAAGACTGATCCGGGGAGGGCTCCCGACTTACTCGAAGGCCATCAAAGAGATGGTCACTGGCTGGGACAACAGGAACAGTGCGCTTTGGCAGTTAGGTCTCCGAGAGATGAAGCCATCAGTGATTGGTTTTATTGTGATTAAGGCCGTCCTGGATTGTATTACCCTCAAGAAGAACATGGCAGCAGTGAGTCATTTTGTTGGCTCGCGTGTTGAGGACCAGCACCGCTGTGACTTCCTTGTGAAGAACAACGAGGCCAAGGGAGAGGGGATTGTTTTGGGTGCTCAGCGCCGCCGTGGGGGCCTCCTTAACCAGCGCAGGCACATCAAGAGCTCAATGCGTAACGAGGCCGACAAGGGCCTTATGCCGGACTACACGGACTGGCGAAGGCGCGACAAGCTTAGTTGTGGTTTGACCTTGGTAGAACTACTCAGGCACGTCACCGGGATCATTGAGTATGTTTACATCCTGGAGAAGGCAGGCAAGAAGCCCACACGCTACGTTACGGCATCGAAGGGCACCCTGGACTGGATCGAGAACTACAACGAAGACAAAGAGCTTTTCGAGCCGTTCTGGTTGCCCACTGCTGACGCACCGTTGCCTTGGGGCTCGATCTGGGAGGGAGGCTACGACACGGTAGGCACGGCCCTGCCCAAGCTTCCGTTCATCAAGACGTCCAACATGGACTTCCTGAGGACAATTGAGAACAACAAACTCGAGGTGCCCATGGAGGCCTGTAACCTTATCCAAGGGACGCCATGGGTCATCAATCCGAGTGTGTTGCGTGTTGCCAAGTGGGCCTGGCAGAACAACGTGGAGGTGGGTGCCCTACCAAGCAAGGAGGACGAACAACTACCAGACATACCGAACGACTTCCACGACAACGAGGAGAGTAACCGTAAGTGGCGACAGATGGCCGCTGGGATCTACTCACGGAACGCCAGCACCAAGTCGAAGCGACTACTGACCAGTAAGATTATCTTCACAGCCGAGAAGCTCAGTGCCTCTCGGTTTTTCTATCCGAGTCATTGTGACTTCCGAGGGCGCGTGTATAACATTGCGTCGTCGCTCAGTGTCATGGGGAACGACCTGTGCCGAGGGCTCCTACAGTTTGCCCGGACAGAGCGACTGGCCAACGACAACGACGCAAAGTGGCTTGCCGTTGCCGGGGCGAACGCATGGGGTAACGACAAGGTCACACTGGACGAGCGCTGGAAGTGGTCAGAAGACTTCACCAACGACGCCATCAAGATCGCCAAGGACCCTGAGCGTGAGTTGTTGTGGACAGAGGCAGACAAGCCTTGGTCTTTCCTTGCCTGGGCGAACGAATGGGCAGCCTACAAGCTCAACGGGAAGGTCAACAGTGCGCTCCCGGTGAACATGGACGCGTCCAACAATGGCCTACAGATCCTCTCTATGCTGACTCGTGATCCGTATGGGATGGAAGCGACGAATGTTCTACCAACAACCACACCTCAGGACATCTATGGGGTTGTTGCTGCGAATGCCATCCAGACCTTAAAGGCCCAGGCCGCTACCGGGGATGAACTGGCGCGTGCTTGGGTGGGCTTTGGTATAGATCGAGTTAGCTGTAAACGTCCGGTAATGTGTTATTCGTATGGGCTCACTCCGTATTCTAATCGTGCCTACATCAACGAATGGTATGACGAACAGATCCACGGCAAGAAGCGAGACAAGCCGTTCAGTGACGACAGGCGCTACTACGCGATCCACATGCTTGCTGAGCATGTCTGGCGGGGCATTGAGTCGGTCCTTAAGAAGCCAAAGGAGTGCATGGACTGGTTCCAAGCGTGCACCCGACTGATTGCCAACGAGAATCGTGCCTTGTCGTGGGTATCACCTACCGGCTTCCCGGTCCACCAAGAATACTACAAGGTTCACAACCAACAAGTAAACACATACATCAGTGGGAAGGCGACGTGCGTTAAGTTTCGCGAGGATGACGATGAGGTCATAAGTCGAAGGAGAATGGTCAATGGTGCATCACCTAACGTTGTTCACAGCCTGGACGCGGCAGCCCTCCACGAGACCATTGTGCGTGCCAACAAGAACCATGGGATCTATGACTTTTCGTTCATCCATGACAGCTATGGGACCCACTCAAACAAGTGTGATGAACTTTCTTCGACATTGCGTGAAGTTTTTGTTGACTTCTTTTCTCGTGATCTGTTGAATGAATGGCGCACGCAGTTAACGCAACAACATCCAGACTTAGATTTCCCGGTGCCACCAGAGTTTGGTGATGCTGAGATAAACAAAATAAAGGAGTCAACATACTTCTTTAGTTAACCAAAAACAACAAAGACAAAAAAGAACAATGAGTAAAGTAATTGTAACACCAGTAGGGAAGGCTGTATATCCACACCTTCAAAACCCTGACACTCGCTTCAATGATAATGGAGTTTACCAGTGTCGCTTGCATGTTGACGAAGCTGGCTTTAATGAGTTTAGCACCCAGATTAATGAGCTCTATGACAAGGCTTATAAGGCTGAGTGTGCTGCTAAAGACTCTAAGGTCAAGAAGGCAACATCAAACCCGCTCAGAGTCACCGACGAGGGAAGCTTTGAGATCTACGCCAAGCAGGACGCAATGAAGCAGACGAAGACCAAAGGCCTTCTTCAGTTTCGAGTGGCTGCTTACAACGCCAAAGGGACCAAGATCCAAATGCCTGCTGTTGGTTCTGGTTCTGAATTGAAGATGGCAGTCGAGCCACACTTCTGGAATGTCTCGAGTCAAGGCTTTGGGATGACTCTGCGCTTGCGTAGTGTTCAAATCATTGACCTGAAGGAGTTTTCATCTGAAGACAAACCATTCTCTTCTGTTGATGGTTTCTCAGGAGGGGAAGCTTTCACAAACGAGCTAACTAATGATGAGACGCCGAAGGTATCACAAGAGGCCGACGACGACGCCTTTTCGTTCTAAACTCGAGGAACGTGTAGCCCTGGCCCTCAAGGGGGCTGGGGTTGATTACACCTACGAGAGTCAGAAGCTAAAGTTTACGAGGCTCTGCACCTATACTCCTGACTTCATACTGCCTAGTGGTATAATGTTGGAAGTTAAAGGTTACTTTGAGCCCTCGGATAGATCCAAGCACCTATTAGTTCGCGCTCAGCATCCGCACATTGACCTTCGTTTTGTGTTCCAGAACGCAAACCTAAGGCTCAACTCAAAGAGCTCGACGACTTATGGTGGCTGGTGTGATAAGCATGGATTCTTGTGGTGTGCACAAGCAATACCGAAAGAATGGCTGAACCTACCGCCTTGTTGAATCATCAACCCTGCCCTGATTGTGGGAGCAGTGACGCATTAACAATAAACGAAGACAACTCCACTAAGTGCTTTTCTTGTGGAGTTTTTAAACGGGGAGACTCTGAACAACCTCCCATGATAGTAATGGACAACACAAATAAAACTACGCCCTTCATTGAGGGTGACTACCAAGCCCTCGAATCCCGAGGCATCGACGAAGCTACCTGTCGTAAATACAGGTATCAGGTCGGTAACCACAATGGCAACAAATGCCATATTGCAAACTACTACGACATTGACGGGCAGAAGATTGCCCAGAAGTATCGCTACGCTAGTAAAGAGTTCCGGTGCTCAGGGAAGCCTGACCACTTCTTTGGTCAGAACATATGGGCTAACCCAACGCCGGGCTTTAAGATTGTTGTAACTGAAGGAGAAATAGACGCCATGTCAGTCGCTGTGGCCACTGGGGGTAAATACCCTGTTGTTTCGCTTGGCGCTGGCTCACAGTCGGCTAAGGCGATGTTCAAGCGACACCTTGAGTGGCTCTCTGGCTTCAAGGAGGTGGTCCTGATGTTCGACATGGACGAGCAAGGCCGCAAGGCAGTCGAGGAGGTGGCCCATCTGTTGCCTGCTGGTAAGTGCAAGGTCGCTCACCTGCCCATGAAAGACGCTAACGATTGCTTAGTGAACCGGAACAAGGCAGCAATAATCGATGGGATCTTTGACGCGAAGCTTTGGAGGCCTGATGACATCCTGGCAGGCGCAGACATCTACGACAAGATCGCTGAACACCAAGAGGTGGAGGCCCTTGAGTATCCCTTTGAGGGGCTTAACAAAATAACACACGGACTCAGGCACTCTGAGATCGTTACGTTGTGCGCTGGTAGTGGTATTGGTAAAAGCCAAGTGTGCCGGATCATCACGCACCACCTCATGAAGACAACTGACAAGCGCATTGGTTACATTGCCCTTGAGGAGTCAGTGGAGCGCACGGCATTGTCGTTGGTTGGATTGGAGATGGGCAAGTGTTTGCACCTCGAGCCGTTTGAGCGGGACGATGAGTTTGACGAGGCCTTCAAGGCAACAGTAGGCAATGGTCGTTTTTACGTTTACGATCACTTCGGAAGCTTGGCGTCGGACAGTTTGCTCAATCGGATTCGCTTCATGATCAAAACGTATGACGTTGACTTCGTGGTGCTTGATCATATCAGCATTGTTGTCAGTGGCATTGGTAACGGTGACGAGCGCAGGCTTATCGATAACACAATGACCGCCCTGCGCTCGCTTGTTGAGGAGACGAAGGTCGCCATGTTACTTGTGAGTCACCTCAAGCGCCCTGAAGGCCGAGGCCATGAAGACGGAAGGGCAGTCAGTCTGTCTGACCTCAGGGGCTCCCAGGCCATAGCTCAGTTATCTGACATGGTTTTGGGACTGGAAAGGTCGCAGCAAGCCGAAGAGGTTGAGGACCGCAACAAGACAACTGTGCGCGTCCTTAAGAACCGATTCAGTGGTGAGACTGGTGTTGCGTGCACCCTGACCTATGACAATGAGACCGGTAACCTTGCCGAGTCACACCTTATTGAAACCTCCAACCCATTTTAACGGATGAACACTGCTGTATTTGACATAGAAACAAACGCCATCAAGGAGTGGAAGACTCTGGGTGGACTCGAGGTCGTTCATTGTATTGTCATCATGGACAACGAAGGGACTCACCGATACCGGAACAACTCTGAGATGGACACGATCCCGGAGGCCCTTGAACGACTCGCTAAGGCTGACTGTCTGGTGGCACATAACGGCATTGGGTTTGACCTGCCTGCACTCAAGAAACTGTATGGTTTTACCCATGACTGCGTGATCGACACGATGGTCCTTGCCAGGCTCAACCACCCTGACCGAAAGAAAGAAGACTGGACCGAGGCGAAACTCCCAACTTTCCTACGAGGTTCGCACTCGTTGAAGTCTTGGGGCATGCGCCTTGGCGTCCACAAGGACGACCATGGTGCCACCGAGTCTTGGGAACATTGGAGTGAAGCGATGGAGGACTACTGTGTCCAAGATGTAGTTGTGAATGAAGCCCTTCTCACCTACCTCATGCAAGACAGAACACCTACTGACCAAGACCTATGCCTTGAGATGGACTTTGCGACGGCTATTCGCCAGCAAGAGTGGAACGGATTCCCGTTTGACTTCGATGCGGCTGATCAACTCCTTAAGAAGCTTATTGTTCGGAGAGCCACCCTCGAGGAGGATCTACAACAACTATTCCCTCCGAAGGTCATTGCCACTAAGCGCCCTTGGTGGGTCACTGATGACATGAAGCAATGGGAGACCAAGAAGGAAGCTTTGGCCGCTGGTTACAAGGCCGCTGAGATTGACAAGGGAGCAATGAGGACCAAGTCGGTGCCGTTCAATCCCTCATCACGAGACCAGATCGCAGAGCGCCTCATGGCTGACGGATGGGACCCTAAGTATTACGAAGGGAAACGCCCAGCAATCAACGAGCCTGTGCTCCGAGAGATCAACAGCCGGAAGAGCTTAGCGCTCCTTGAGTATCTGTTGGTAGCTAAGCGGCTTGGGCAACTCTCTGAGGGACGCCAAGGCTGGATGAAGATGGTCCACAACGGACGCATACACGGCTCAGTGAATACAGGAGGCACCGTCAGTGGCCGATGCAGTCACCAAGCTCCGAACATTGCCCAGTGTCCTTCGGTTTCCGCTGAATACGGCTACGAGTGTCGTTCGTTGTTCACTGCACCACCAGGTCGTGTGCTTGTGGGTTGTGATGCATCCGGGCTCGAGTTGCGAATGCTTGCCTCTTACCTCCACAAGATCGACAACGGACGATACACCAATGAGATCCTTAGTGGTGACATCCACACGGCTAACCAAGAGGCCGCTGGTTTACCTAACAGAAACTCAGCGAAGTCATTTATCTACTGCCTAATCTATGGTGGTAGTGATAGTAAGTTAGGGGAAGTAATCGGGGGCACCTCGGCTGACGGTAAGCGCCTAAAGACTGAGTTCTTCCGTAAGATGCCTGCAATCAAACGCCTACGCGATGCCGTGCAGGACAAGGTCAAGGGCTACGGGTTCCTTAAGGGACTCGATGGCCGCACACTCCCCTGTCGGTCTCCTCACAGTAGCCTCAATCTTTTGTTGCAGTCGTCTGGGGCGGTGTGCATGAAGCAAGCACTGGTGCACTTTGTTGAGGACATGAAGGGCGAGGACTACCTTATGCACGCTAACGTCCACGATGAGGTCCAGTTTAGTTGCCCTCCCAACAAGGCCAACGACTACGGACAACGCTTTGTAAATGCCATCAAGAAAGCTGGCGAAACTCTTAACCTCCTGTGCCCACTAGATGGAGAGTATAAGATCGGAACTAACTGGGCTGAAACACACTAAAAATATGAAACTAATAATAGACGGAGACATGCTCCTTTATCGCTCAGGGTTTTCCTGTGAGGTCGAGGTTCGCTGGGACGATGACATCTGGACATTGCATTCCAACGAGAACGAAATGAAAGGGCACTTTGATGTAGCCCTGAGTGGCTTAGTGAAACTCATTGACCCCGAGGCTCAGGTGATTGTTGCTTTCTCTGACAAGGAGAACTACCGCTACGACATCTTCCCAGCCTACAAGGCCAACCGGAAGAACACAAGGAAACCATTAGGACTTAATGCCCTGCGTGACTGGGCCATTGAGAGCTACGACTCACGGATATTCCCACGCCTCGAGGCTGATGATGTTTGTGGTATTATGTGCACTAACGACAAGGACTGTGTGGCTGTAAGTGGCGACAAGGACTTTGGGACCTTACCGATCCGATGGTTCAACATGAATACAAGAAGGATGAACGATGTCACTGAGGAGGAGGCAGACAACTTCCACCTTATCCAAACGCTTGCCGGTGACGCCACCGATGGCTACGGCGGGGTCAAAGGGATTGGCGTTAAGACTGGTCAAAGGCTTCTCGACAAGAAGGGATACACTTGGGACACTGTTGTTGAAGCATACGAAAAAGCAGGACTCACCGAGGATGATGCTTTAGTGACCGCCAGGCTCGCTCGGATACTTCGTAACACCGATTATGATGGTGTTGATATTAAACTGTGGGAACCAAAACGATGAGAAAACTAACACCTGAAGAGATTGTTCTTCCCGACTCTGGGGAGCGCAGTGAATTCGATACGGGCGCAGTGCGAGACGCTATGCGCGGCAAAGGGATGCCTAGCTGCATTCCTACAGGAGCACTACGGGCAGTCGCTCGGCGCTTTGAGGACGGGGCCACCAAGTATGGACGAGACAACTGGTGCAAAGGGATTCCTTTGTCACGCTATGTTGATAGTTTGTATCGTCACTTGTGGTCGTATATGGATGGGGACACCTCAGAGGACCACGGTGGGGCAATTATTTGGAACGCCATGTGCCTCGTTGAGACCTCTGAGATGATTAAAAACGGGGAACTTCCAGCCGAATTGAACGACATAGACAAAGACGTATGAGCTTATATGAATCTACTGATAGCTTTCCGGGTATACCTTTGAGCGTCTTAGAGGCCCTTGAGGAGGCATATCCCAAGAAGGACTTTGGTCCTACGGCTTCACTGAGACAACTGGACCACCACTACGGACAGCGCTCAGTGATTGTGTTCCTTCGTCAAATATATGAAGAACAAAACCGTAATATTCTCAACAATACTAACATAAGATAAGCCATGTGTATGTCCGCTCCGAAGATGCCAGAAATTCCTAAACCGCCCGCACCTCCACCGCCTCCTACCAAGGTCGCACAGAAGGTCGAAAGCGCTCGGATGCAAAAGCGTTCTCGGGGCCCTCGTGGTCGTTCTTCTCTTACAATCCCTAGATCCTCCGTGTCTTCACCTAAGGGTGGCGTAGGGGTTAATTATTCATAAATATATACACTAAACAGAAACCATGCCTGAAATTACAAGAATCGGAACGGAGTCTCGCGATGTGACTGCCGCTACTGATATTGACATGACCTGGAATGGTAGCTCTGGAATGTTTGCTGTTATTGGCACATTCGGAGGCGCTACCATAAAGCTACAACACAAAATAGCTGATTCCTATGTCGATATTGGAGCAGACGTTACTTACACAGCCGCAGGACAACAACTGTTTGCTACTTCATCGAAGGAGCTCAAGGTTGTCTTAAGTTCCGCACCTACCAACGTAGACATCATTGTCGCTCCGATCGCCGATAACAAAGCATTTTAAATAATGTCGCTCACAAGGTCGCTCACCAGGCCCCTCACAAGGCCCCTTAACGCTTCGGACATATCGAACTTCAAATACGGAGGTTCATTTGACCCACTAGCGCTAGACCCTTACCTTTTATTTGACGCCGAGACATCGATGCGCGGCACCCTTGAGGCATTCACACTCGACCTTGACCCTGCGAATCCATCGACGCTCGACGTTATCACAGCGACCCGCAGCGGCGTTGCCACGTTCACCGATGCCAATGGAGTCATACAGTCAGCTAGTGCGAACACGGTGCGCGTTGACCACACTCAGGGAGCCGAGTTGACTC